GCCTGAGATTTTGTCGCCAGTTCGGCCAACTTCTGTTCGTACTCAGCCGTTTTCTTGCGCAATTCACCAAGCTCGTTGGACTGACGCCCCAAAACAGACTTAAGATTGGTTAACTCCTTCTCGGTTGGATTCGGATTTTCGTCCGGCTTTGTCTGTCCGGCAGGTACGGCCTTGTCCTCTACGGGGGCCGTGGCAGCTGGATCAGGAGTCGGGGTTAATCCAAAGGCGGCTAAAACACCAGATCGTGATAATTCTTGTTGTATGGCTGACGGTTGCTGTGCGGGCTCTGGTGCTGCCGTAGTTGCGCTACCCGAAGGTTCGGACGCAGGAGTGGCAGGCACGTTCGGTTCAATTGACATTACTAATTACCTCCGCTTTTTTTGATTGCTTCCTGTACCGTGCGTTCTAAGCCAAGGTACTTGGTGGCCATTTTGTGGAGCCCGAGCTGAAAGCCTAATTCTTTATCCGTTTTAAGTTTCCATTCGTAGCCGTCGCTCTTGTCATTACGGCACCCATGATCCAAGAGGAGGCTCTCTGAAAATTTCTTGTCCAGTTCAAAAACACGGGTCATGATACCACGCCAAGCGGGGCTCGTGACCAAATCGTGAAGTTGAAGCAATTCCTCGTGCGTAACTGCTACACCGCAAACCCTAAGCTCCATGTTACCCTCCGTTAGCTATTGCAGAATCGATCATCTCTATAGTAGCCTGTTGCTGATTGTACTTCTCCTCAACCGGCGGAACACCGGTTTGTCCTGCTACTTCCGATGGGGATGACTGGGGTTGCTGGCTGTTTTGTGCTTGGGCCAAGAGGGCTTGCTTCTGTGCTTCTTGCTGTGCCACAACTTCCGCCGGAATCTTCACAATCATATCTCGGAAATCATTGAACTTATTCAGTCTTGCAAGCTCACGTATAATATACCATATATCCGGATAATTGATATTGCCGTGTTTATCTTTAAAGCCAACCTGCGAGTACGGTTGCAAAATCTGCAATAACTGAAGTAAGGTTTGGCTCTTAGCCAGGTTATCCCCTTCCAGGGCGGAGATGGATGTGGTAGCAAACATGGCGTGCTGGAGCGCCATGGGGGAAACCTTAATAACCCCTGTTTTGGGATCCAAAATTCCCTGAAGGCGGGGGTCCTCTGGCCCGACCTCTTCAATAAAACTTTCAATCTCGTTCTTGCTCAGCTTCAGGATAACTGGTTCGGTGGCCGGAAAGTATTCGGAAATCAAAATCTTCATGAGATTTCCAAGCATACGGAAACCGGAATTTCCCATCTGAAAGACCATGGACTCCATACGCTGCCCGGCATTGTTGTTCATCAGGGTGGCGGTGGTCGCTGTTTCTTGACGCGACATTTGACCGCGCATGATATCAGTTGACGCGGTTACGCGCATGGCCTCTTGCTCGATGGTCTGCTCATGCGCAAAGGCATCCGGTGGTAATGCTTGACGCTCAATCTTTTGCAGGGTGGCGGTTTGATCCAACTTCTTAATCGTTTGGTTGGGGCGTGAGTTTAATTCTTTTTCATCCTCGATGGCCCCGTCACTGTAGATCCAGCCCCCGTTCAATTCAAAGGAAATATTGTCCACGCGCTGATTACGGGTGACATTCTTTTCAACTTGGAGATCATAAATTTGGTCAGCCATGCCACGACCAAGGAGCTGCCCTTCTTTACTCTTGAAGCGCAGGATGCAAAAAGGCTTCACTCCAAAAGGGATAATGCGGAGTAGGCGCCCACCCCCGGTTGTGGTGTTTCCTTTTACTCCGTTACGGGCAATTGTAACCATGCAATCTTGACGTACACCGTCTAACCAGGCTTTACCATAGTAGTGGACCAATTCTATTTTTTGGCGGTACTTGTCTTCACGCAAATACTGGTTGGCGAGGATCCAGTTGTAGATACGCGAGCGGTCGGCAATATTGGAATCAATTAAGGCTTCCAATCCTTCTTGGCCAATGTCGGGATAACCAAGGGACTCCACCCGGCCAATGTAAGTTTCTGGATCGATAAACTCACGGGCCGCGCACCACCCGTCCCGGATATCCATAACGTTCCAGTCGGCGGCAAAGTTAAACAGATCAAGAACCTCAAAACGGAGGCCTGAATAGTCGGTGACAGTTTCGACCCCACGCTCCAAGAGGGGTGTACCATCTGGATTGAGGGCAACAACGCCGGGAATCTGGGGGTGCATAACCGGTTTGGCCACGCTGCGGGTGCGGGTTACTTTGTCGTGAAATACGTGTAAAATGCCGGTGCCGTCCAAGCAGGCTTTTCGGATCCAAAGTTCCAGTTGGGTCAGGCCATCGGGCATCTTGTCCACGATCATGTATTTAACAATGCGCTCCATGATGCGGGCCGACAGTTCGCCATCCGGATGCTCGGAGACGTATTTAATAAACGGATTGTGCGAAAGGATGGTCATAAAGGCTTTGGACGTGTTTGTATCGACCAAGGGCTCAATTAGGGGAATGAATAGATTGGACGCCCCGCTATCCTTGAGGTGGGAGGGAAGGTCTTCTGGGATGCCGTAGTAAGCTTTGAGATTACGGGCATGCTGATCCCGGATATTGGTAATATAGCGGGATGAGTGGTCAAAGCGTTCCAGAATATCCAAAGCAATTTCATCTGGAGTCGAATCTTTTTTGTTGACGCCTACCCAAAAAGGAGCAGCCATAGTTACCTCGAAACTCTATCGTATTGTGTGCCCGTAATTATAAAACGCTTGGTGTCCACCATAACGTGCGGGTTAGTTTCCGCAATGTACTCCATAGCGTTCATTAAGTGATTCTTGTATTCCTTTGGTTTCTCGATCTTGTTCATGTTCTCATCCCGGCGTTGCGGATAGATATAGTTTTCAATTTCGTCGATATGGTGAAAACAGGTACTAAAAAACTGGAGCCTTACTTTTCCAGATGCATCGGGTGACAATAGTTCGAGCACGCGATTAATTCGGTGCTCTACACATCCCTGCTCTTTTTTGCCAAGGATGACTGGCACCGGCTTTCCGTACACTCGCCAGAACTCTGTTCGGAACACGTCGACGTTGCGTTCGGATGTTTGCTCACTTCGTTGGGATCCCGAGTTTGGATCAGTGTACACACGTCGGATACGGTGGGTTCCCCATTTATCGCGCAACCAAGTAGCCATGCGTTCTGCGTTCTGTTTAACCGTGCGCCCGGTTTCATAGTATTCATCCACGATATAATGTTTTTCTGGTGACGAACCTTCGCCCGGTACTACCGCCCACAGGGTGCCTGCTGTCGGATTTTGTAATCCGTAGTCTACGCCAAGGTACAGTTGCGCAGAGGCGGGTAACACAAAGGGCGCGATCACATGCTTTTCTTCTTCGAACGGGTAGTACACCAGCCCTTCGAGCGAGATGCGCTTTCCAAGGATACGAATCTGGAACTCTCGCTGGCTCATTGTAAAGACCGCGCGCAGGTGCTCGCGACGGTTGATATAGTAATTCTTCATTGGATCAAAGAAGAAATAGGCTATATCGATGTTTTTACCAGCCTCTTTGACTAGGCGCCGCCATGACCAAGTAAGTCCTTTATGTGGGGTCATGCTTAAAAAGCACATTCCGTTGCGATCTGCCAAGCGAGTGATGTTTTCGTCGAAGATGTCTTCCGGCGGTTCTTCGTCGAACACCACGATGTCCAAGTCTTCGCCACGAAAGTTGTCTAGGTCTTGCGTGGTAGCCATCAACTGGATAGTGCTGCCATTCTTAAAGTAAAAGGTTCGGCGATCTACCCGGAAGCCGGAGCGCCACGATTCACCCCTGAGTTTGCGAACTGGGATGAATTTTTTTAACTTGTTGACAATAACTGTCAAGGCCCCTTCGTTTAGGACCGTGGCAATGATACGGATCTTTTGTGGCCCCACGCGCTTAATCTCGGGGTGGGTGCCAAGGGCAATTGCTACGATCTTGGCGATAACCAGTTCTGTTTTGCCGCTGCGGTTTCCGCCCTCAAAGAGTTGAAATTTATGCTTCGAGAACCAAGCCGGTTTTTGGTATGTCAGAGGCTCAAAAAAGTCAATCAGTTGTTCTTGCTTTTTGAACCTACGCCAAATCTCGGCTGTTGGGGTTAGAATCATATTGGCAACGCTCCACATAATTATAGATGCGATTTTTGCTTTGAAGTCCGTCACAAATATCTTGGGCGATTGCTTCGGCGTCTACTGTGTCTCCACAGGTAAAGATGTCGACGGCGGCAAAACCGAACTCGGGCCATGTGTGCACGCTGATGTGTGATTCTGCCAAGAGTAAGAAACCTGTGGCACCCTGCGGCTCAAATTGGTAGAACTTTGAGTACAGGATATTGGCCCCTGCCTCGTGCGCAGCGTTGTAGACGATGGGCTCAAGCTGCTCAATACAATTTAAAATTTCTGGGTTACATGCGTAAAGATCCAAGATAATGTGCTTCATAGGGCTCCTTAGTTGGGAATGATTTGAAATGCAAACGATACGGTGGCCGTTGTTCCGGCGGCTTTTAAATAGAGAGTGCGACCTGCTTCGACGTCAATTTGGACGTATGATCCTGATACCAAGAAGAAGCCCTGGGAGTCGCTGACGCCGGTGGCGCCGTCGATCCAGATATCCTGGTTGGTATAGAGAAACGCGGCAACTGCGTATTCAGGGGCTTTCAGTGCGACTTCGGTGGCGGACGTCACAGATTGCGGAGACTGTAAAGGTGTATCGGATCCGTCAATTGTGACTAACCCCTTAGCCCGCTGGATAGGCGTCATGTTCGAATCTTTGTTAAGGGTACCTACCATTTGAGGCATTTATTTGTCCTTCTTTCGTTTGGGGGTATCTTCTTTTGGGCATTGCCCGATAAATTCTGAAATCTGTTTTTTTGACATCCCTGTTGCTGTAACCATTTTATCCATTGCTTGCTTCATTATTTGTTTTTTCATGTCTGCTCCTTTACCAAAATCTCCACCAAGGTGGCTGCACCCACGGGTTAAGTTTTGGGGTGCGGACGGTAATTGTCGGAGTAACTGTTACGGTAGGAGTGGCGGTTGACGTACCAGTGATAGTCGAAGTAGGAGTGATCGTTGCCGTATAGGTTACGGTGGCGGTACTTGTGTATGTCGCCGAAAAAGTCGGGGTAACCGTTGGAGTAGGAGTGGTAGTCATAGTTACGGTGAGGGTTGGTGTCGGTGAGGCCGTGGCTGTTCCGTTGACATCGCTTTGATAATAGTTGTACATATTGCGGGCAACCGCCAAGGAAGCTTCTTCTGTACCAGCTTGGTCTAATACTACATACCCTTGTAGCAGTCCGTCAAACCAGCCAAAGTCGCCGCCGCTACCACCAATCTCCAAGGTATAGTTCATGGCGTAGCTGAGTTGTGACCATCCTTGAACTCGCTGGCTATATTCTCCGTTGACGTAGGAGGTCAGCGCTTTGTATGTCAGAGGTTCTTCATATCCGGCGGGAGTCCAGGTGCGGGTCGCGTAATCAAAGCCACCGTAAAACCATTGGTCCAGTTGATAGTTTTCTGCGATTTCTCGTGGATCGATTTGGCCTGTGCCTACCCACATACCGTCGGCGCCGTTAAATTTCACGGTGTGGTGCACCCCAAAGTGGCGGCCACCGGATTCTTCTCCGTAAATAATGGGCCCGGTCCAAGCAAGGTTTTCGGTAGGGTCATTGGGCTGTGGTGTTTGACGCGGCATGGCTGAGTAGTAGGTCGAGTATTCATAAGCCACTGGTGATCCTTGGGCTAGAACGTTGCTGAGCGACATGTCGGTCGTGCCAACGAGATATTGAAATTTTCCTCGTTCAAATTCAATTGCGGCTTTACCGCTTGGGGTGGCGTTGAAAACCAATTTTGGGCCGGTCCAGTTCAGCGGGTGCTTAAAATACTGTGCCGGATTTTTTTGGTTATAGAGATACACGACGGTCATCGTGTCGCCGGATGCACTGATCCAATCTCCTCCGGACCATGTTTTATAGAATTCGGTGCCAGGATTGATATCGTAGATATTGACCGTGGTTCCCAATGCGACCGAGCGTACTTTCATGATGTAGTCGGTGGTATTGTTTAAGTATAGGCGCGACGTATCAACGCACACCGTGACTCCGGGCATGTGGAGTGGATTTAAGATTAAGGGGGTGGGGGTTACAGTTGGGGTAATCGTTGAAGTAGGGGTAATTGTAGAGGTAGGAGTGGAGGTGGTTGTGGGGGATTCTTCGGGAAGACCGTATTGTTTAAAATAATAGTTGACGTCAGAGCTTTCAGAGGCGGCCAGTTTTTTGTTGTATACCGCAATAGACGTAACCGATACATTCACAAACGTTCCGGTGGAAGTTAGTATTTTTAAAATACTCGTCAAGTTACTGGTGTTTCCACTGGATACTTGCCAAGAGAGGGTATTGTCGGTGTAGAGGCCGAGCTGCCCACCCTCGTGAATAGATGACCAGGTACCCCACGCGGTGTTGGTCAGATTTACGTAGGAAATATCTTCATTGCCGTCGTAATTAAAATAATTAAGGGAGTTGGCTTGTTTGCCTGATACCGATCCGACGCCCCAACCTTTGTATCCGCCGTTATCTCCAACGATTAGGGGGAGACTATAGGCAGAGCTTGCGGATGCGAATGTTCCGGTATGGGAAAAAGTGGCGTACATAGTAGCAAGAGAATTGGTTATGTAGGTGCTGAGAGCGCCTGTTCCGGCGTAGGCACCGGCTTTGAGAGCGGCGACAATTGCCCGCTTGGTGATTGGATCGTTAAAATAAAGTCGGTATTGGCTGGCTTCGGTGCCCTGCATCATATCGTGTGCAGTATTGGATGTTTGGTCATAAAAACCGACAAGCCACCAATCTTCTCCTGCTGCTGAGGTCCAGTCCGAGCTGCCGAGAATCTTATAGTTTGACGAACCAGCTTGGGTGTCGGTGACGTCGTAGGTGGCGCCGGTACTGTTGGCCCGCATTTTGAAAATGGAGGCAGATGCGCAGTTGGGTAGGCGCCAAGTGGCATAGAGAGCCGTTGGTGAGTTGAGCAAGGGATCCACCAAGGTGGCACCCATGGCGATGGCCGGTGTGAGGGCGGCCCAAAGTAAGAGTAAAAGTTTTTTCATTAGTTACCCCGCGCTCCTTGGAACTTAAGTTCGTATACAAAACCAGAGTTGCCGATATCGTTCGGGGTCTTTTGCGTGTCCTTGTTGCCGGCGATGTCGGGAGTAAGGGCGATACCGTATTCTTTTGTGACGGATAGGCTTCCTTGATAGACAGATTCGGCCACCAATTCGCTACAGATGCGGGCATTGGGACGGCGAATGGCGCCAAAGGTGAGGAAGTTGGCCTTGTCGTATTGGTAGCCAAGCATATCGTCGGCAAAAAGCATGGTCATTTGAACCATTTTGGGAGTAAGGTCACGGACTCGCCAAACGAGCATGTGCGGATCGGCCCAGTCGATGACATTTTCTTGGACGCAGGGATTGGTCGCCTCAAGTTTTACACCAGCAGTGGAGTAAAAGCGTGGTTGGTGGGAAACTACGTCATGCCAAGCGGTCTTTTTGTCCTCGTACAAAGAGTAATTTTCTTCGTGCTTGAGGGCAAAGATGCCAGGGCGGACTTCTACGACCTCGGCATTAGGGTTGGGCACGCGACGTACGAAGGCGACGTGGACAATATCGGTGTAGTGGCCAGGGGTGTGATTGGGGCCAGGTGAGGGTTGTAGGGCAGAGATGACGTTGCCAAGGAAATCGCCGCGATTATGCCAAGCAAGGACGTCGCCGACCTGAACGTTTGTGAGATGAGTGTCTTTAACTTGCATTCAACCCTCCGATGCTGGAGCGAATGGTGGATCCGATCAGGGCCTCGAACAGATTACGGATTGCTTCCGACGTCTGGAGCTCCCCTGTCGACCAGGAAAGCAAGGTCGCTATCGTGGCCGCTGCTGCCAAGAGGTATGTTTTCTTGCCCCGGAGGAAGGAGCGGATCTGTTTGAGGGTCATCTTCTGTCTCCTTTGCGTGCGGGGCGCGTGATGCCAACTCTGACCGATAACGGTCGATCTCTTGGTCGACATCTATTACCTCCGTGCGCTTCTTGATTAGGGACTGCCGGGCGGCGCGGATGCCAAGGAGGACACGCATGTATTTGTCGTGGGGGAGGGCGGACATGGCGGCGATGAAGAGATCTGCGATGTCTTTGTCCCCGAGGGAGTTGGCGGCGATGTCGGACTTGATGGCGTCGTGCCACGTTTTGAGACGCTCGGTGGCGTTTAGGCGAACTGTCTCCTGTACTGCGTAGCGAGACAGATTAACCATAGTGTTCCAAAGTTCCTCGTCGGTAATGGCTCCGGCCTGGAACTGCTTCTCGGCGAATCGGACGACGCCCTCTCCGGTGGTTTGGGTGGCGGCGTATCGTTCGGACTTGTTGAAGATGGACTGGGAATATTTAATTTTATTTTTGCGAACAAGCGGCTGTACTCCTAATCGTTTTACGAGCAGTGAGGCGGCGTTACGGATGGTGCCAGCGGCCAAGGTGGCAGCTTTTTCCGGGTAGGCGTGGCGCCAGGCTTCGCAAGTGTTGCCGGTGTCCTTGAGGACTTGGTAAAAAACCTTTTCCTCCTCGGACATGCGGAGGGTGCCGTCGGGATTCAAACCCGCTTTGAGCTTTTTGAGGACCGAGGTGTGAAGCTGAAGCTCGGGTTCCTTGGGGTACAGGGCTTTGGTCAAGGGTGCTCCTAGTTGTTTATGACAAGATCGTGTACAGCTCGCTTATGGGCGTCTTCTGGGATGGTGGCGAGGGCTTGGGGGAATCGGTTGAGGATCGTTTTGAACTCGGCGTCGGTGCGCTGGATCATCTGGGTGATGGCGTCGGCGGAGTAGGATGAGTTGGGGCCGTGCAACTGTAAGCCCTGGGAGAAGTTGCGGATGGCGGATCCGTAGCGACCGGAGCGGTAGTCGTCGATGCCAAGGCGGACGGCGTCATCTGAGGTGAGCTCTGTCATGTTACGCCTCCACATGTAATGTCTACAGGTATATTATTATATTTATTGGCTATTATGTCAAGCGTATTTTTTTGATACACTGCGGGAATGGGTCCCCTGTCTGGGTGGGAGGGGCCCCCGGCTTAGCGGGTGGTACCCCCGTCAATGTCGTGGCTCCACAGGTTGTGGTTGAGCAAAACTTGAGCTACGATATATTGTGTGTGAAGCAATCCTCATGCCAAGCTGGCCGCTCCCGCCACCTAGTTTATTCTTCCTAATGCGAAGCGCGCCCTTGATTGACATTAAAGCAAATAGGATTCTATATTTTATAAGGCTTTTCAGGCGCATTGCACAATAAAATGGGCAAAAGGGTATACGATTAGCGAAAATTTGAAAGGAAAAACTTTCTACTACTATTTTGCCACTCCTGTTTTCATCATTTCCCCATTTATCCTTTATTTATCGCCCTTTTCAGGCATTGCGCGCTTTCAATTTTCATGTCATGTTCGCCCCCTGTTCGCCTTTCCCTAAATTACACCGTGACAATTTGCCTCCCACATATTGTGCATGTAACAAAATTGCCTCCCACATATTGTGTTTTGGGGCATTTTAGTGTGGCATTTGTGCATATTCCACAGGTATGAATAAACTGTGAATTATTTTCTTCTTATTTTACAAGGCTTTTCTTGTTCGCCCCAAGGTTGGCACGCCTTATGCTTTATAATAGCGCAACAAGCGTGAATTGTGGCAACCCCACCGGGCCGCTTGTACACATGAAAAGGGGATTATATGAAAAATATAGCATTAGAGAATTTTAAAGAAACCATTAGGGAAGCAATAGCAGATTATATGGATTCAGAAGGCTGCACTTGTTGCCAAGATATTGACGCGCACGAGGCACACACCAAGCGCTTAGCAAAATTATTAGATGCCCAGCCTATAGACACCAACACTTACGATTTTAGAAAAAAGAAGGCGGAAATATGAAAATAGCCGCCCCCACACTCCCAAAAGCCAAAGGTTTAACATATTATTGCGATGCATGCGGGGAAGGATTCGAATGTGTTTTAGCTACGCCCTGGCCGCAAGATGTCAATCCAAGCTTTTTACAAAACACGCCAAACAAATGCCCTTATGCAGGGCAAAGTAACATAGCGGGTTTAAATGCTTCGTGGAAGATGGGGCTTCGAATGGATATCACCAAACAGGATATAGACTGTACAGTAGTACATATGAAAACGAAAGAAGGTTTTTCCAATGATCCCACAATTTGATATCATCCGAATTTACGCCTTACGGGCAACCTTTCTTCGTGCGTGTATGCAAATACGTCTAACCTTTAAAGAAAGTCTTTCATGGGAAGAAATTCACACCCGCCGCAAACAATACGCTAAGGAGCTAGGACAATGAACTTTGCAAAAGCCACCCCAGGCCCTTGGGTAAGTGTTGATGGTGGAAATACTATCATTTCCAGAAGTCAATCCCTAGCCCAAAAAAGAACATATGGATATGGATGCGATGAAACTTTTATTTGTAGTTTGCAAGACGGTGAATACCACAATTATTCCAATGAAGAGGAGAAACAGGCCAGCGCCGCCCTCATCGCCTCCGCTCCTAATTTATATTTTGCGCTTTTAAGTGTGGAATGGGTGGATGAACTTGACGAAAGTGGATGTCCTAAAAACAAAATTTGCCCATGTTGCGGTAATTTTCAAGAATACGGGCATAGCATAGATTGCCAACTTAAAGCGGCACTCCAAAGGGCAGAAGGATTTTAATTAATAACCACTTGCTTTCCAAGGAAAGTGTGATACACTTAGTAGCAGAAGAAAATAAATAATGGGGGTATTAATCATGTCACGCATAGAATCCGCAGGGCGTTTAATGTTCTTGTCACTTCTGGCCGCAATCTGTTTTATCGTTGCAATCTGCACGATCAGTTTTGCCCAAGGGGAAGATGGTTTTGACCCTAACTATGTATGCCCTATGTGCTTTGAGATTTTGAAAGATTGCCCTTGCACACTTGATACCGTTGACGATTGGGTCTATAATCACCAAGGATATGTTTTTATGGGCGTATTAATTAAATATCGGATCGAAAATACCCCGCCAGACGCCGGACTTGCGGCCCCCCATAAGGACGGATATGTGTACGAATGGGTAGATCCAATTGAAAAAGGCCCAATTACTGATTTTTCTTCTAATGGATGGCATCGCCCCACGGTTGAAAACCTACAGACGCTTGCCTTATTTATCAAGCGATATCAAAAAGAGGGGTATTTGTGGTACGCAATCGGGGCGGTCAATTATCCGCTAGAATGTGACGACCCGGCGACCGAAACCTTTTTTAAGGCCCTGTCCAAACTAACCGGCGTTCCCTTGGAGGCGTTCTAAGATGCCTATACACTGTGTCGGATCAAGCTCAAGGGTAGATTTAAACAGGGGGGTTATTGCAAGAGAATATGCAGATCATATGCGTAAATTTTTAAGGAACAATTACAGCTCTTTAAACGATGCCACAATCTATTTTTGGGCAACTCTCCAAAAAAATAACAATACTCAGGCCTGTATCAGTCTCTTTCAAGCTAATTCTATGTGGTATTTAGGATTTTCAGATCCAAATTTTAGAGAGCATGGCGCATATCGAATTCATCACAATACCTTTTTATACTTAACTCATTTGGATATTTTAATCAGACCGTATGTATATGATTATATTTCTAAAACCGATCTAGCAAACGCTTTACAGGCACTTTATACCGCTGTAACTAACGATTTTAAAGAGGGGATATTATAATGCAGGTATACATCCTACCCTTAAATAAAAAATTTACGCGCGGAATTCCCCCTGGCATTAACCAACTTGCAAAAGATGATGCTATTAAATTTTTACAACAGCATATTGATATATGGGGAGCTAATTTAACCGATCAAAGCTTTGTTTCCTGTGTTATTTGGAACGACTACACAATGTTTTATTTATATTTTAACCTTGGCAATTGGGGGATCGACAGAGTAAGAACTAATGATAGCATAGTTTTAAAATTTTTTAAATATTGGGCATGCGTGTCCTTGTGCGATACGCAAAAATACCGACAAACAAACCTTTCAAAATTAGTGCCTAGATTAAACACTTGGGATATTGCCAACGATACAGGCATGTATTTATTATATCACTTGGTACGAGAAACATCCCGCGCGCGTATCCTTAGCGACCGCCCCCCTAAAAATCTGATAAATATCAACCTAGCTACAGGTGAAATCTATGGAAATTGAATTAGTTCCTAAAAATCTTGAGCACGAGTCTGTTAATGCGTCTTGCTTACGTAAAATTAACGTGTGGGCACGTCCTATTGATTTAAATTCGAATTGCGATTATATAGCACTCCATATTACGCACGGATTGTGGGAGCAATCACTCAATGCAATATTTTTATTTTATAATAGAATGGGTAATACGTGGAACTTAGGAACACTATCTTCACCAACTAATATGTTTTTAGGAACCGCTGTATATTTAATTGATTATCCCCTATGTTTTACGCCTTTTAATTTACGAAGAGCTTGCGATAAATTGTCTATATCGTGTAGTACAGAATTTACCGCATGTGTGATCGATTTAATCGCCTGCGCCCAGAACCATTTTAAAAGGAGCATGCTTTAATATGACCTTTCTATGGATAAATAACCGAACTAATCCAGAATACGAAAGCAAGTTTTATCATTGGCTAGCATCAAGTGGTATTACCCAAGGAAATATTGTTTTTTATATGTATGCTGTAGGGGCCTATGGTTTATTACGTGATGGGGTATTAGTTACATGCTTAAATATCTTATGTATAGATACATCTTGGTATGTATGCACCTTATCCGCAAATAACCAAATACACTGCCATGCTTTAGAAACAAATATATTAAATTTAGAAACATCTATTTCGCCGTTAATAGTAAACAAAGGCGAAGGATATTTTTCGGATACTACCGCGCTACAAGGCTTATATAAAACCGTTCTCGTTTTTGTAATCACCACCTTTCAAAAGGAAAATTGCTAACATGAAAATTACCTGGATAAGCACTCAAAAAACGCCCTATTTTGAAGATGAATTAAAGCTATGGTTAAATTCGGATATATTTGATGTCTACGCATATTATATACCAAAATACGAGTTGCCCTCAAAAAAAGGGAATATTACCATGCTTGCTTTAATCCTTGAGGATAAAAAATACTGGTATTTATCCGCTCGAATCGAGCATCATTTTACCGCGTGGCGTTTAAGTCAAGAAAATCCAGGGGCGCCTTTATATTTAGACTCAAGAGGGATTTTAAATTATTTTTCACGAGATAATAATCCCATCTTTTCTTTCAAAGAGGACACGGTTTTAGAAATATCCGAGCAATTGGTCAACTTTGCAATATCTAATTTTAGGGAGGAAAACATTTAATGTGTATCATCGTTGTCTCTAGTTTTAACGTGCCCGTTCCATCAGTAGAAACCTTGCATAATTGTTTTGACCACAATCCAGACGGGGCCGGGTATATGTTCACGCGCAATAAAGTCCTAACCCTCAAAAAAGGGTTTATGACTTGGGAAGCTTTTCTCGAGGCATACCAAAGGGATAATATTACGGCGAAAGATTCTATTGTGTACCATTTTCGCATAGGTACAGCCGGGTCTAAATCCCCTGGCAACTGCCACCCTTTCCCGTTTTCGAACAATACCGAACTTTTAAAGACTACCATGATCGACGGTTTACCCGCTGCAATTGCACATAACGGAGTGTTTGGCGTGGGTGATACCAAGGAAGACTTATCAGATACCCAGCTTTTTATCGCCCGAAACTTAGCGCATCCTGATATTATCAAAAATTTGGAGGTACCGATTTTCAGAAATTTGATTAACGAGGCCTTGGGGACAGGGAATAAGGTTGCAATTATGCTTTCCACCGGGCAAATTTGGTACTATGGGGCTGGGTGGACAAGCCAAGAGGGTATCTTATACTCTAACACGTCTTACTTGCCGCGCCCAAAAGTCACTTACTACCCTGATTATAAAAATTGGGAAGAGGAAGGGGCCTATGGAGAATATAAACCGTATGTACCAAAAAAGACGGCGGTTTCCAAGAAACTACAGAAAAAAATACTTGCGCGCCCGGACATTTGGAAGCAATCACCGATGTGCTGTACTACGTGTCAAAAAAATCCAACTTTGTTTTGTATGAAAAAGGCTTTGTGGTATTGCCCGCATTGTAACATATTTTTTTAAAGGAGGATTTATGGGAGTAATTGAGGATTTAGACGAAAATTTAAGTGAATCCCAACGGGAGGCCGTGGCAATTAACGAGGCAGATATTGACGATTGGTACAATAGAGCCTCGATTAAATTGGAATTGCGTACAAGATACGAAAAACAAAATGCTAAACATTTTAGCGAAGGAGATTATACAAATGCCTACTGACAATAATATGATCCAGCGTGTGCCCTGTGCCCGTTGCGGAGCGGAAACCGAATTACACCAACTAAAGAATGTGCGTGGGTTTGGAGTATGCACCACTTGTTACCGGGAATTTAAAACGTGTGATATATGCGGAGAAAAACACGTTGCTAGAAATTTAGTTTCTATTGCAGGGATTAATGGTACAATTTGTAAAGTATGTGCTCGCCAAGTTGAAGCGTGCCCAACGTGCGGAAAACCGGGTATAAAATTTTCATGGTATAAAAACGGAGTTACCGACGAAAAAACCAAAATGTGCCACGCCTGTTTTGAAGCAATAAATACCCGCTGCCACAATTGCGGATGCGTTCAAAAACCGGAGCATTTGGTTGAAAATTTATGCGGAGATTGCCACGCCGCCCACGTAAATAAAATCGAAGATTATTCCTACAAACCAAAACCGATTTTTCACGGTGAAGGACGAAACAAGGCTTTAATCAATAGCCTGTTTTTAGGAACTGAATTAGAAGTTCAGTACACAAGAAAAAAACGTGCAGAGTTAGAAAATTCGAAAAAAAATACTGACAAAGCTTTGTACTACCATTCCGCCGATTTAATCCGGTTGTGTGGCGAAAACACAGCGTATATTAAACATGACGGGTCGGTCTCATGTGGTTTTGAAATTGTTACGCACCCCGGAAAAATGAATTTCCACACCAAACTAGTAAGCGAGCTTTTTCCTTGGTTAAAAGAAAATCAATTTTGCGGAGGCGAATACTCCTCTTGCGGGTTGCATGTCCATCTTGACCGTAGCTTTTTTGACGCTATACCAAACGGGTTATATAATTTTATCTGCTTTTTTGAAGTAAATAAACAAAGTATCGATAGAATCTCTCGCCGCTCAAATTCAGATTTTGCACGGTATTCTGGATATTCTAACGATGTGCTTTTGGCCGGTATAAATAGCGAAACCCACCGACAAAACATTATTAAATCAATCCTAAACACACACGGGAAATATGCCGCTGTAAATTTAAAGCATAGTACGACCGTAGAAATTCGTACATTTAAGAGCACTATTGACCCAATGGTCTATCTTGGAACATTGGAATTTTTAATGGCCGCCGCATATCTGTGTAAGTATTGGGATACAAAGGCCATTATCGAATCCTCGTGGGCCGCGTTTATGAACTTTGCACATGTTACATTTGGCGGCTTACCAAATTTTGAAAGCTTAAACTCCTGCGCTAGCGTCGATAATGTTAGCACAGATGAAGACGACGAGGACGACGAGGACGACGATAGCGAGGATGAAGAAGACGATAACGAGGGGTCTTTTTAATATGTGTATAATTGTAGTAAAACCACAGGGAATAGACTTACCCAGCAAAGATGTATTAAAGGCCTGTTTTTCTGCAAATAAAGACGGGGCCGGGTATATGTATTGCAAGTCCCCAAAAAGGGATACCGTAACGATCTGTAAAGGGTTTATGACCCCTGAAACGTTGCTTGCTCAATTGGATTTAAGTCGTATTGATAAAGAAACGGCGTGTGTATTACACTTTAGACGCGCAACCCATGGAGCGGTATCCCCTGGTAATTGCCACCCCTTCCCAATTGCCGAAACGGAGGATTTACTAAAACATTGCCATTTGTCAGGCCTTCGTTATGGTTTGGCCCATAATGGAATATTGAGTTTTTACAATTCTTCGCTTAAATTTGATCTTAGGAGCGAATTATCGGACACACAGCAACTTATCCAACAGTTAAAACCTTTTCCGCTATCTATAGACCAATTAAAAGCGATGATAACGGACAAAGCAGGGGAGTTTTCTAAGGCCCTGGGAGCCGGTAAGATGGCTATTTTAGACAGCTTTGGGAAGATCGAGATGATAGGTGATGGCTGGCATCAGAAAGACGGCGTATTCTACTCTAATACGTCTTTTTCGGCCTATTTGGGAGGGCCAGAGGGGGGCAATTACAGCCTTACCCCTAAAAAGGATATGATTACAAGTTTAATTCCGTACAAATGTCCAAAATGCGAAAGCGCAGATATTGCGTTAAGGGTTAACTTTAGAATAGCGGCGTGCATGTCTAAGACTTGCGAACATAAGTGGAATTATTGAAATCTGACAAAATACTTGTTTTCTTGCCATCGGGGGTAGTGTAGTATAGAAATATTTATATAGTATATTATATATTATATATATATAAAAAACGTAATAGCTATATATTCCCGGTAAAATAACATAATTTAAGGGTACTTATGATCTAATATATAGTCTTACCGTTAGTGGGTGGAAATATTTTTACCAATAAGAAGAAGTTTTCCACAGGTTATCCACAGGTTTTCCACAGATTTATGATATATAAAAATAGTCCGTCCTCTAAATAAAGAGGTGAGGGGGCAAAAAAACAGGTATTTTGTCAATATGTAAACGGGAGTGTGGCATTATGCCACGGCAAGATCTTGCCGCTTTTCAATACGGCACACGGGAGGGTCTAAAATGCTATATATTGCGACAGTTATTTTGTTAGGTTTTTGTGTATGGTGGTATCGCCGCCTAAACCGGCCCAAGTATACCATGCTCCGAAATACCCGGTTTAACTGAGTTGACGTTGTACGATACTATTAACGGGAGGACAGATGCACATCTTAACAGCCTTGGGAGTTGTTACAGTCTTTTCTCTGGTTATTCTTATGGTTTGGTATGGTACAGACGACGATCAAGATGGCTATTTGCATTATGATGGAGACGGATATAACATTTATTAAAAATTTAACAGGGGGAAATCATGAATGACAAATTGATTGATCAATTGCTTCAAATGTTAAAAAATGGGGTTGATTTTACAATCGGGGAACTGCCAGATATTGCACGGCAAGTATTAGAATTTTCGTATTTCTCCAATATAGTATGGGTTGGGGTATTTGGTGGGCTTGTTTCTCTATTCACAGTACTGCTATTAGGGGGTATTCTTGTACAACGGTTTAGCCGGGAAATTGATTGCGAAATGTATATAGGACTGGTGGGTGTGGGTTTTGCTATGGTGCTTTTAATATCTATGATAGCCGTGCCCGCTATTTTGGTTGATAATTATAAAATAAAACATTGCCCGAAACTATATTTAATCGACTATTTACAGGGTAAATTAAGCCAATAAAATTGGAGGCACAACAAAAGCCATGAATACATGTTTTACAGATGGAAAGATTGAGCGTCTAGAGCAAGAAAACGCACGCCTACGTGAAGTGGTGAAGATGCATACAAAATTTATTGCGGCACCCTGCCAACCGCTCAGGGATTGCAAATACTGTGTACAGCAAAACTGCAAAAGGCAAAAATTAATCCGCGCCGGGAAGGAATCACTCAATGAAAAATAAAGTAATACATAAGTTAAAAACGTGTCCGTTTTGCGGTGGTAACAACATTATTTTGGAACTATGCGATCACGCAAAATGGGTGTCTTGTGCATCATGTGGTATTTCAACCGGCATGCATTTAACAATTAGAGGCGCGGTTAAGCTATGGAACACTCGAAAGGGGAAGCGATGAAATACGAGTACACTTGGGAAACTTGCCCTGAACACGATTTTAAAGAAGTTGATTCTCAATGTGATCGTGATGTTGTTTGCTCAAAATGTGGCATGCCAGGAGAAAAAGACGAAAAAACAGGTAAAGTTTTTTATCCAGCAACTTAAATTTAGAAAGGGGAAAAATGAAAATTATGTCAGTGTCCGAAATAATGGCGTGTGAGATACCGGAAGGCGATTATTATCGCGGTCTATTAATATTTAAAAACTCTTTAATTGATCGCGCACAATTAGACCCTGAAAAGCGAAAGCAAGACATTTGTTTTGTTTTTTCCAATCTCTACGCCCTGGCGCAAGGCGAGTATGTGGAAAAGAAAGCGGTGATGGAAGCAATACCGGCGCGGTACTGCAACGGCACTATTGAAGATTATAATGGACTTTTTGAAAAAATTAACTCGCTCCCAACCATCGGAACAGCTAGATCAATTCCAAATTATAAGGTGGTTAGACGTTGCATAGATGGTAAATGGGAAGACGCCCCTTTTGCGACTAACACGGGGGCACGAAAATGATGCAGCTAAAAGAAAATTTTGATACCTTTGTTAGGCAAATTGTCCAGGCGTACGGCGTCCTATTCCCTGAAATGATCTTTCTTACTTGGTACAAGCAATACTTAGAACAGGACGCGCTCGACGCCTACGATTTTATTTTAGCATTAAACATACCTGACAGAAAGGGGTGATACGAAAAAGCTTGACAAAAGATTAGCGTTATGGTATAATACGCAATACAGGGTAAGAAACACGCCCACATTCTAGCATCCGAGGAGATTAGCCGATGAAGATTTTCAAGAATGCAGTTAGCACGGGAAACGAGTTTGCAATCACCAGTATCAAGCGCACGGTCAACAATTTGCTTAACATGACCGTAGCGGCCCCGGTTCGCGAATCGGAAAAGAACAAGGTGATCTTGACGCAAATTGGTAAATTGACCTCCGCTTTCTTGTCCGGAGGTCACGGCGCAATCGCTTCCACCTTGGAAGATATCGCCAATTATGACACGAACGCGGAAGAGGTCGCCAAGTTGAAAAAGGCTTTAGCAGAATTGCAGGAGAAAATTGAGGACTTGGAAAACGCCTAGTTTGTAGTTTTCGGGAGGGGTCGGGTGCGCCTGTCCCCTCCCTACTATTTATAGGGGGTATATATGCTATCAACAAAAAACGCCAAGAAAAATATAGCCACGCCGTGCGGCATTCGCCTAAGTGCCCTTAAATGCGGAGAAAGTCCTTGCTCCAAATGTCAGTGCCATCTTCTGAAAAAGAATAAATCCCGCGCAAAGTAGTATAGACCCCTCAAGGGGAACCCTCCAAAGTGGACAAATTACAAAAAATTCTGGATCGAATTATGGTTATTCTTGCCATCGTTCTTATTCTTACCATTAGTTATAGATTGTATACCGCCGAGAGCGCAATTAAAACCTTGCAATTTCAAACCCAGAATTTGAATGTCAATGTATGGAACACCTACGAAGGTGTAACATACTCCGCAAAGCCTGAAAATTAAACGTCAGGGCCGACCCATGAAAAAGCATACCTTACCCCAAAACATTGCGAATAAAGGCCTTGCCAACGATCCGCGCCTTGAGCTGGAACGTTGGTTCCTTGACAAAGCTATTGTCGATTTAACGATTGCCGCCGCATGTCCAAGACACCCCCCAAGGGGGGCGCTAACGTATGAAGTTATCGACCCGGAAACAGGCCAGCCCTACCCCGTAGAGTAAAGACACAGAGACCCGTTCAACAAGGCCCTAGCATGCCAGCCATAGGCTTTATCTGCCCCGACGAGGGCACAGTCCTTTTCGCCCAGTGTTTAAAAGAGTGCCGATGCGGCCAACGTTGCGCCCACATATCGATCCTTCAACAGGCGGCCAAGGTTCGTCCTTGGCAAGGCGTGCCCAGTATCACCCAACTGCAAAAGGCAACGTGTGAAAGTTACCTAGAAATTGTCCACGATTATTTCATACGCCCAGAAGATCGAACTTTTGCCATCTTTGGCACCGCCGTGCACTCCATCTTGGAATCCGACCTTGCACGCATAGAATCCAAGCTTGGGTTTACAGGACTGCCGGACGACTACGCCGACGAAACTATCACAGATTTTAAAGTGTCCACCATTTATGTCAAGCAAGAAACCATAGACAAGTGGATCATGCAAGTCAACGGATACAAGCTCCTCTTGGAGGAGGCTGGGCACAAGGTTTCAAAATTACAGATCCAATTGATCGCCCGCGATGCCAAGAAAACACGCGGCCAAAAAACCCTTCATTGGATTGAGTGCCCTATCTTAGACCCCGACCATGTCAAGGCGTACTTTTCAGAGAAAGCGAGCGCCCTAAAATCTTTTCTTGCATCCGGTAGTACTCCTCCCAAATGCACACAGGAAGAAAATTGGAACGGTATCAAGTGCAAATTCTATTGTGACGTGGCCAAAACATGCCCCTATCAAATACACGTTTAAAGACCGCCCCGTTTGTATCCTTGGTAGTGGCTTTGCTTTTTGTATCTTGCATAGCATTTTTTGCGTTCCGGCAATATTCTGCAAAAGAGACCCTTACCGTCGCAGATGAATTTTGTTGGCAAAGCGCCGGGCCTAGATATTTAAAGCGGGAGCGGATTATAAATCCGTTAAAGAATGATTTATATTTAAAAAGTGTTTACGTTGTTAAAACGCGAAACCGAGTAATTTTAATTTGGGAATGCCGTGGAAAATTAAAAACTAATAAAGGCGACCATTCCATGAGTGACAAATTTATAGCTATATCGGCGGATGAGTATGACCGTATATTTTCTAAAAAAGAGATCCCCCCGATTGAAAACGAAAGCGATAAGGTCGGGCCGGACGATGCCAAGGAAGAGTTGAAAAAAATCGCCGTGGAGAATTTAAAAAATGATCTGTTACCGTGATATGACTTTTTGTAAATTTTATAAAAAGTGTGAATCTGGAAAAGGGTGCTTTCGTGCCCTAACTCGAGACATAAAAATCAAGGCCCACATGGCAAAATTGTTAATTGCCCAATACGTCAATAAGCCTGAATGCTTCGAACCAAAGGAGGCAAAATGAGCCCACTACCAACCACAGGCGAGCGGTACATACCAAACTCACCTACCCTGCCAAAGACGGCGATGGAGCACTGGCACCGCTACCAAATGCTATCTCAAATTCCCTTGGAGAATAAGCGGGTTTTAGATATTGCATGCGGTGAAGGCTATGGCTCCGCCCTAATTGCCGAAAATAAAGCCTTTCGCGTAATAGGCGTAGACATAGACTCGGAGGCAATTGCGCACGCGTCCAGCACATACCGTGCGGATAATTTGGAATATCTGCAAGGATCGTGTACAAGCCTACCGGTTCCCACTGGGTCAATCGATATCGTAACGTCTTTTGAGACCATCGAGCATATCCCCAAGGAAGAGCATGTGGCATTTTTGCACGAGGTTAAAAATGTACTTTGGCCGGACGGGTTGCTTATTATTTCCAGCCCCAATAAGCATGTCCATGAGGCATTGCGACCACCTAATCCATACCATATTTCGGAGATGGAGCTGGACGAATTTCACTCCTTGTTGGCAGGTCAATTTAAGTACGTCAAACTGTATCTACAACGATACATCTCGGCCTCTGTCATAATTCCGGCGGAGCACATGGAAGGGAAGAAACTTAATTTGTATGCCGCTGTGTCCACCGATACCGGATTTCGTCCAGTTAGATCGTTGGAGGACGTGGAAGGGCAAATTAAAAAGAATTTTCCTGAATACTATATTGCCCTGTGTTCCGATGTTCCGATTAAGCCTTTGGAGGGATCATGCCTAATGTAGCAGAAGGAAAATTTAATAAGAATAGGATACCATGGATTGTAGCGGCTCGGCTCAAGAAAAAATTACAGAACAGGGAAGAGGGTAGAAAATTTGATGATGGGAAGCCAAGGTGGGATCTTCTTCCTTTTGGCCCAGTCGAGGACGTGGTTAGGGTCTTGACGTTTGGGGCGAAAAAATATGCGGATAACAACTGGCAAAACGTGACCCCTTTTCGGGAGCGATATTTCTCGGCGGCGATGCGGCATATTGCGGCCTATAAACGCGGGGAATGGTTGGACACTGATTCGAATCTCCCCCACTTGGCGCACGCAATCTGTGATCTTATTTTTTTAATGTGGCACTATAATATAAAAAGGGAGGCATAGCAATGGGTTTTCGCTGGGTGTCAAAAAAAGAGGAACAAGAGCACAAGGCCAACGAGGTAGCAGTTCTTATGGCCGGAGCGATTTTAAACGAATACGAGAGGGTGGCAGGTGAAACGGTATCGAAAACTATTCTGCGACTTAGGGCAGAAAAGCAAGAAAAAAATGCCAAGCAGGCCAAATTGTTTGAAAAAAGTCTAGCCAAGGCTGCAAAGAAAGCACTCAAAGGAGGTAAGAATGTCTCTATTTCAACCCGCAAGTAAGCAACAAGCCACAGATAAGATTCTGTTGGACGGCCCTAGCGGCTCTGGTAAGACGCAAACCATGCTTCGAATGTTACGAGGATTTCAATCGGTAGTTGGGGGTAAAATCGCGATTATTGATAGCGAAAATCACAGCGTGGAGAAAAAACCGAATGCCTTGTTTACCAACGCGGCGGGGGAAATTATCGTGGACGTGGCCAACGTGGAGGATAAGTCGGTCAAAACGTATATTAAGCTTATCCGGGACGCCGAACGCGCGGGGTACACTTGCCTTGGTATTGACTCCCTTACCCACCCTTGGCACGAACTTTTGACAGACGTGGATACAATCGCTCGAACCAAGTTTGGGGGTAATTCGTTCCGGGCGTGGTCCGAGGGCACCCCGAAGCAACGGGAATTTATCGATACCATTGTTTTTTCCAAAATGCACATCGTGGCCACCGGGCGCGTCAAAACCGAATGGGTGACCGATGTTAACGACAAGGGGAAGTTGACTCCGCGAAAAGTCGGATTAGCTACGGAGCAGGGTAAGGGCTTGGAGTACGAATTTGATATCTGGATGCGCTTGAACGAAGACCATTACGGCACCATTTTAAAAGACCGCTTTGATATGGGTCTTCAAGATACGGTGCACCATTTGCCAGGCGAGGAGCTGGCGGTCAACTTGGCAAATTATTTGCAAATTGGCGATCCGACCCAGATGGAGATTGCAAAACTTTTTGACACTCTCCGAATTTCACCGGAGCAACGGCAGGCGGCGCGGGAGAAATACGCAACCAACGCCCTGTTGCTTAACCGATTGCGCGAATTGCAGGCGGAGCAGGTGGTGGCCTAAAGTGAACACCAAGGCCAAGGGTAGGAAAGGGCACGCCTTAACGCAAGAATTGCTTTCGAAGTTAGGGTGGGCGGTGTACGTATGCCCGCACACGCAAGTAGAGTGGCGCACGGTAGGCCAAGGGGAGAAATTGCCGATATGGCAAACATCCGGCTTTAATGATGCGTTTTCTATTCCAACCGGAGACGGGAAAAAGAGGGAAGGGGGATTCGATATTATCGCCTTAAAGGCGGTGGAAAAACCGGACGGAAAACTGGCGCAATATTTTTCTTTGTGGCAGGTTAAAAAGACCAAGGCCAATCCGTTAACGCCAAAGCTTAAAAGTTTGATTTGTCGCTGTGCGGATGCGCATCATCTGCCACTTTCGGCGTGCTACATAATTTGGTGGCCGGACGGGGTCGGGATTAATCGCGGTGAACCGGTTATTTGGCGAGCGGATGGGGTAAACGGAACGATTAGTAATTAAAAAATGGGAGGTAGTAAACATGGATTTGAACACAGTTAGCTTGGTAGGTCGCTTGGGTAAGGATCCGGAATTGAAGACGGTTGGGGAAGCGATGACGGTAGTTAACTTTAACCTGGCTGTAAAAGGGCGCGGTAAGGATGAAACGTTTTGGTTGCCGTGTACGTTGTGGGGGCAGCAGGCACAATCTTTGGCGCAGTATTGCACCAAGGGAACGAAAATCGGGGTGTCCGGTTCGCTGCGGCAACGTAAGTATACCACAAACAGTGGGGATGAACGCACGGTAACCGAGATTGCAGCCGAGCACTTCTATTTTGTGGAATCAAAGAAGGTGGCTCCTGAAACGGCAGAAGACAGATCGGCAACAGCGGAGCAAGCAGAACTTCCTTTGGCCACGGCCAATGAGGTTGTAATCTAAGCTTTTTGAATAGTTTAATCGCGGGCGCATCCCATATTAGCGTATGGGGTGTATATCCCCGACCTGAATGCCTACAGGTCCACTTTTGCGACGGCAAAGGCAGCGCGACATAGGGCTTAAAGCGGCCATAAAAACTTAATAAGGAGCAATATGATAAACCATATTGCAGTAATCTCTGACCTGCACATTGGATGCAAGTTAGGGCTATACCCAGATAAGCTTAAAATTCCCTTGGCCAGCGGAGGGTATTACACCGCGTCCCCTGCCCAAAAATGGATTTGGAAGCAATGGCTGGCGTATTGGGAATGGGTGGATAAGTATACCAAAGGGGCCCCGATAGGTGTGATTTTGAACGGGGATGAATTGGAGGGAGTTCACCATAATTCGACCACCCAAATTTCGCACAACATGGCCGATCAGTTAGCCATAGCGAAAGCGGTTTTGAAACCTATTGTTGACAAGTGCCAAGGGAGATTTTACGTTGTGCGGGGTACTCCTGCGCACGTAGGGGAAAACGGGTCGTTTACAGAACAGCTTGCACAAGAACTAGGGGCGGTGCCAAATGGTGCTACAGGTGAACGTTCAACCTATGAATTACGTCTTAAGTTTGGCGACAATAAATACATTAATGCTATGCATCATATTGGTGGAACAGCTTCGATTAAATCTAAGGCTACAGCTCCTATGTCCGAACTTGCCGAAATATGGGCAAATGCTGGCCGTTGGGGTAGTCATGTTCCTGATATTGTTATTCGTTCTCATCGTCACGAGTATATCAAGCTAGAAATGGCCGGGCACCAAGGGGACCAGTTTTTGTTCATCACCCCTGCTTGGCAGTTGAAGACCCCTTTTGCGCAAATGATAAGTGGGGCCAGGACAGCCACCCCTCAAATAGGCGGATGCCTGATTACTTACAATCCTACCAAGAAAAAGTTGTGGGTAGATAAATTTGTTCGGTCCATAGTTCCCCCGAAAGGAACGTATTTAATATGCGATACGAAAAATGGCAAAAAGCCTTAGCAGCCGCAAGTAAAGTCGATCCCCCTCCGGGGGCCATTTTAAACTTAGATTTGTATAAAAAGTGGGGGATAAAGAAAGACTCCGGGTGTCGAAAAGCTAAATTGCTAGTTGCCCAGGGATGGCTTAAGAAAATCAAGATCAAGCATGCGGTTTACTATATTATGGTGGTGCCTAATGACAAAACCGCTCAACCTAATTCCAACTCAGGAAGTAGCACGACGAAACGCGGTACTCCTAGGAAATGAGGAGTTGTTAAATAGACTGTATTCCGAGCGCAGAATTACCAAGGCGGTAGTCGAGAATCTGTGCCTTGGCTGGGAGGCCTCGGAAAATCGTTTATGGATTCCTATTTTTAATGCTGAGGGCAACTGTGTTAACGTTCGGCGCTACGATGTTTTCAAGCAAAACGGCACTAAATATTACAATTATGGAAAAGCAGGTCAGGGTTACGGGGATCAACATGCCGTTGAAAGCCCGTTGTACCCTATGTCAGCCTTGCAGTCGGCGGCACTATTAGTTATAGAAGGCGAAGGGGACGCCCTTTGTGCCATTTCTCTTGGTATTAATACCATAACATTTGGTAGTGCAAATACAGATCCGTCAATATGGGCCCCTCTTCTAAAAGACAAAGAAATTGTGCTGTGCTTTCATCCGGACAGAGCGGGAAATACAGGATTAAGATCGTGTATTAAATACTTAACTATGACGGGTATGCACTTCAAAGTTGCAGATCTTCTTCATTTTGATCCCTCTGGTAATTCCGACTTTACAGAGTTGGTGGTTGACGGGAGGATTACCAAGGAAAGCTGGGAGTCGTATATTGATAGCCTTCCTTTATTTAAGGAAACAGCTAAACATAAACCGACAGTCTCGGATCGAATCGAGGAGTATCTAGCGGACAGAAATATTGATATCCTTAAAACTACAAAGGATGGGGCGGAGTTGTGGTTTTGTTGCCCGTTCCACCAAGAGACCGAGGCGTCTTGTTCCTACAATACCGAGTCTGACGCGTGGTATTGTTTAGGATGCGGGGCTGGTGGGCGCGGGGTGATATCGTTTGAGCAGAAGCTTTTTGGGATGACCTACGTCGAGGCGATGAAAAAGCTAAACCTTTATCATAAGGTGTCGATGTGGGATGCCGTTAAGTCGGAGAACTTTAATCGGACAGTTTCTTTCGTTGGGATGTTGGTGCAGCAGCAGGAAACTCCCAAGCAACTGGTGCGCAAGATCAAGATAACGTGTGCAAATAAAGGACCTTGCGCCACTTGTTCTATTTTGAAACGTTGCTACCAAAGTGATGGAGAAATCGACCTTGGGCTTATTAAGCATCCCCAGCAGTATTTAAACCTGGCCCTTAGTTCCTCTTCAAATTCTGACGGAATTATTCAACGGTTGATTGGTAAGGGCTGCAAAAGTTTTTCGTACGTTCCAGTGGAAAAGCAGGACGCTATCTTTGTTACCATTCAGCCGGACCTTATTTTTGGGGAGCCAAATTCAGATAGCGCGCTTATGGTTCAGGCCCTTATTAGTAGCTCCCACTTGGGACAGAACGGGCAGCTCTATGAATTTACAGGCAAAACAGTAACCCATCCTGGAACCCAGGAAGTTATGTTTATCATTTACCATGCCGAGCCGCTGGTGGGTAAACGGGCTGAACTGACCGATACTGAAATCAACCTTTGCCAAGCTTTTTGGGTGGAGGGAGAGAATGGATAATCTGCTTACGTTGGACATTGAGACCGTTGGGACGAATCCGCGCCAAGGAAAGATTGTTAGCATTCAGTGTGGTTATGAAAACGGGAATTGCGTATACAAAGATTTGTGGTCCGATGACTGGACTGCATATCAGGCCGAGGTTGTAGCGATGGCCAAGGATCCGGGATGCACAAAGCTGATTCACAACGCGGTTTATGAGTATGGGTGGTTTGACCAAACGTACGGTATACCGATAACCAATTTTGAAGACACGATGCTTCTTCCATTTGTCTTGGATCAGGGGGTGCCATTTACATATACCGGGGACCCTAAGCGGGATAATCCGGAAAAGTTAAAATCCGTAGGTTTAAAGCGGATGATTAATTACTATTTTCCAGAGTTGAGTACGGAAGAAAATGATCTGTTTAAAAGACTTAGTACTCAAAAGCAAGCGGGAATTACCGGAGTTGTGAAAGCTTTATTTCTGGATACAACATCCTCCTTGGAAACAATCTTTCCAAAGAAAAGAAAGATTTTGGAGGAGTTCGGCATCTACCATAGATCGGATTTGTACGCCGTGTTTAAAAGTTACGGCCTAAACGACGTCCGATATCCACCTTATATTTGGCGCAAGTTTAAAGCTTATAAAGATAACGAGGCGTACCAAAATGAGAAGAGAGTAATTCCTGAATTGGTTGCATTAAATAGAAAAGGAGTGCCGGTCGATGTCGACTACTACCGTAAGTTGCGTAGCCAATACGTACGAAGAATTGACGAGAGTATTGCGAAAATCAGAGAAATGGTGGGAGACCCGTCGTTTGATCCGGCTAAAAAACGGGATGTGGCGAGTGTCTTGGAAGCCAGAGGGCACACCCTACAACCAGCAAAAAAAGGAAAGGGTAAGCAAACAAATAAAAAGGCGCTACTACAAATATCCGATCCTATTATAGAGCACATTAAAGAGCACGGGCAATTGACCGCGTTTGTGTCCCAACATATAGACGGCATCCTTGGGAATATGGAATCTGATGGTAGGGTGCATATTAACTATTTGTCAGCCGGTACGGTGCACGGGCGTATGTCATCGAAAAATCCCAACATGATGAATTTGCCGACAACGGATATTCGGGCAGGGTTGGTGGCTGAAGAAGGGCGCTCATTGGTTTGTATTGATTACTCCCAAATAGAATTGCGGGTAGGGGCCAGATACTTAAACGATGCGGCGTGGATCGAGGAGTACAATAAGGCGAATCCCGATTTGCACTGGCGTACGGTGTCGGAATTACTGGGGCCGGATAGTAATATCTCGCTTAGAAAATCGTTCGGTAAGGCGTTTAATTTTGGGATCTCGTATGGAATGGGTGTGAATAAACTAGCCGGTATGCTTGCCGAAGCTTTGGGCGGGGCGCCGAGCGACTACATAGGACCGGCCTATAAGCAGTACTCGGAGTATTTGTCGAAGTGGTCGGAGAATAAAAGAATAGGGTACAGGCCGCCGGAAGCGTTTGTGGTGGGCCCAAACACGGATGAAAATTTGGAGGCGCAACTTGGAAAAGCGTACATCATTAGTAGAAACTTTAAAAAGATTCATCCGTCGTTCGTTCACTTTAAGAAGCGGGTGGAAGAGGCCTTTCGGACCAAGGGATATGTCAGGAGCATGTACGATAGGAGATTTTGTATCCCGCCTAGAATGTACTACAAGTGCCTGGAATATCTTACCTCAGGGCACGCGACAGGAGATCTTATTAAGGAAAAGCTGGTGGCATGTGCACAGTACCTTGCCGGAAGTCCAAATTACGTATGCGCCTGTATCCACGACGAACTAGTGTTTATGGTTCGGGACCAGGATATCGATGTTGTTGTTCCTGCATTGAAAGCTATCATGGAGGACGTACCGAAAATAAATACCGTGCTGCCCATTATAGCGGAAGTAGAGATTGGGAAGAACTTAGAGGAAACCTATCCTTGGCCGGCGAAGGAGGAGCATGAATCCGCAGCTTCTGCATAAGATAGATAAGAAGATGAAACAGATCGTGGATGATCTGACGTTTAACGTGACGCATGTGTACGAGAGAGATGACATGCTTACCGCTATATTGCTTACGTACTTCTCCCCCCTGGAGATTATTTTTAGCGGAGATCGTATTAGGGGGTGGCTGGACATATGCTTATTTGGGGAGAGCCAAAGTGGAAAATCGACGTCCGTCGAAAAGCTGTGGCACTTTACCAATGCCGGAGGTATGAACCGTGGGAAGGCAACGTATGCTGGATTGGTTGGTGGCATTGATAAACAGGCCAATGGTAATGTGGCTAAATCTGGGTTTTTTAGTAATAATAATCGTGGTCTGGTTATCATAGATGAGATGCAATCTATTTCCCAAGAGGATCTGGAAAGGATGACCGATGTACGATCAAGTGGAATTTCACAAATCGTGGGCATACGGACCATTGTCGCTCTCGCCAAGTGTCGGAAAATATGGATTGCAAATCCACGTAAGTTTGGGCCCACTGAGATTATCAATTTTAGTAACGGACCGTCTCCGGTTCAGTTGTTTAAATATCTCATTGGAACTTTAGAGGACATGACCCGGTTCGATTTAATCTTGGGATTTAAAATGACCGGGGAGGGCTTGTCCGAAAAGTATAAAAACGTCAACCTGCCGAACCTTTTTACCAAGGAAGTATTGAGGGCGGGCTTGAACGTGGCGTGGGCGCTAACAGAAAATGATGTTAAGTTTACCGAGGCAGCGGAGCAAGCGTGCTACACCTTGGGGAGTTCCCTGGTTAAGGCATGGGCTACAGATTTTCCGATTGTAGTGTCAGCCAGCCAGCATCTTAGATTGGCGCGACTTGCGGCGGCGCTGGCTACGTTGGTGAGGGTCAAAGGGCCTGGGGCGGATATTAAAACGGTGGTTGTGTATCCAGAGCATGTGCAGTGGATTCACGATTGGCTTGTTCATCTTTTTAAGACAAATGATCTACGGTATGAAGAGTATGTTAGGGCGTATCGCCAAACGGAAGAAGCGTTTACGCGGCGCAAAGATGTGGTGATGCGGGAGATTCGGTCTTGGAAATCCTATCGGACCTTATTGTCGTATTTGTCCACGCACACTACGTTCACGATCTTCAATACAGAGCAGGATATTGGGCAGGTGCCCGCGATCAAGCAGAAGTTTCGGTGGCTAATGCAGGCCGGATTGGTTCGTAGAGGAAAAGACTCGTTGGTCAAAACCCAGGAATTTCAGACTTTGTTGCGAACCGAGTTTAAAGCGGAATTAGATGAGGCAGATCCTTTACCGATTATTCGAGATTCGGAGGAGATGATATGAAATTTAGCAAGAGTTCGGCGCGGAGATTAGCGACGTGTCACCCTATTTTGCAAAACTTATTTACAGCGGTTCTGGAAAAGCAGCAGCAGGATTTTTCTGTGATATGCGGATATAGGGATCGGATTGCACAGACGGCGGCGTTTGTAGAAGGGAATAGCACGAAGGAATGGCCCAATAGCAAGCACAACACGAGTCCATCGCGTGCTATTGATATTGAGCCATACCCCTCGGCCACACCGCTTGATTACTATAATCTTTTTCTTTTGGTATCCACTACCGCAAGAGAAATGGGAATTTCTATTCGGTGGGGCGGAGTGTTTAAACCGACCACACCCTTGCTTCTACCCTCTGGTAAAATTATTCCATTGGGGTGGGACGCCGGGCATTACGAGTTAGCCTAGGCGAATGTGCCTTAGAACCGGGCTAATAAAGAAATGGTTGAAGGCCCACCCGATTACTCCAAGGAGGAACAATAAGATGCTTGTACCCCAGATGATACCGCCTTGAGCGTTCTGCACCCAGCGGCGAATTTCTTTGTAATCTTCCAAGGAACCTTGCATTTGGTTTTTCCAGTCAACCACTTCCCTAATTCCTTCTCGTACTTCGTTAAGGATCTCCCGTTGGTCGCTTTCGCGCGCAAAGGCTGCGGCCTCGCGCTCCTTGCGGCGTTGCTCTGAAATTTCAAATTCGGTTCTGGTGATGTAAGTCTCATCAAACACTGTAGGCATAACGTACCCCCGACTTTAGTCTGTGTTACCCAACAATCGTATCCGGTATACTCTGAGTTGGTTTGGTAATAGCTAATGTTTCGGAGGCGTGCCTTTGTGCGTCCTTGGTATAGGAGTATAGTCGGGCCGATGCACGGATAAACGTTTTAATATAGCGCTCCGCAAATGCCCGGTTGGTTTCTCCTGCTTGTTTTTCGACAAAGGTAAATGGCCATTCAATAACTCCCCCGGCTTTGAGTACCATTGTCTTACCAGCAAACTCTGTGAGCATTTGTAAAATAGTGTTGACGTGGGCGTCGGGGATGACCACACTAAGTGTTACGTCCGCCATTTTTGTCTCCTTTGGTTATGAAGGCGCCGTATACGCCGTTAAAATACCTTTTGTAAATGTCATGCTCCCGGCCACGGTAGCTGGGGCCACAGGCGCGACGGGAATGGTAGCATCAATACCCGCTGTCGACCCAACTTTAAATCCGGCACTTGCGCATGTACCGGTGGTAGCTAGGTTGGTTCCGTCAAATGTAAGACCAGCATCATCTTTCAGCCGACCGTTAGTTGTAGCGTACGGAACCCGCCCACTAGTTAGGCCTGCCGTTGGATCAGCCAAAACAAATCTCTTTCGTGCCGTACCCGTGTCAATGGTAAAGAACAAATCATCCGTGGTGTATTCAACCGCCCCTGCTTCTGGGGTTGTTAACGATGCACCGGATAAAAACTTTAATGGCGCGCTTTCAGCCGCAGTTGTTCCAGCGGGTAGTTGAAGACGCGCAGTTCCATACTCCCCGCCAATGGTAACGTTTCCGTATTCAAAGTCAACAGAAACCGGGGTGTAGCCGTCAGCTCCGCCCTTGGTGACCTTAAGGAAGTTTTTCGCGTCGGTAAAGTTGTCGTTGGGGAATCTATAAATGACCTGGTACTCTCCTACCGATAGATCAAAAAACTTATGGTTTAATCCGGCATTGCTATTTTTAAATTGTAGACCTTGGGAACCAGAGCCACCAACCAATAGCTCCATAAGCAGGGTTGAACCGGTGGAGCCCCCGACGTGCAGATTCGCCTCGGCGTAGGGAACGTTATACCCGGTTCTTTGGCCGGTCGGGTTAATCATTAAATACCCGTTACTGTCCGTTTTAAAATCGGCGTACACAGAGTTTTCTGTGTGAGTAGCCCGAATTTGAGGGTTGGAGGCATCCAGCGCATCGATTTTTCTGCGGGGTGTGATTGTGCCCGCCCCCAAGGAGCCGGTGGTTTCAAGAGTTTGCCCCTGAAGATTTATGGTAGCATTGGCATTAGAGCCGTCCCGTTTAAGGGCGTCGACATCTGTGGCTGTGGCGCTACCGCTGACGTTAGATCCGTTTCCCTTAAGGACGCCGGTTAAGTTCGTAGTAGTGGCGGTCGTGATATTGTTTGGCCCAGACGGGCCAGCCGGACCCGTGGGCCCTGCTACTGGTGATTGCTCCTCAAGGTTACGGACGCGGCGGGTAACATCTAAATAATTAGCCTCTGTAGGAGTACTGTATATGGATCCAGGAGCTACTTTAGTGACGCTGTAACTATCGGCCATGTTGTAGGTCCCTCAATTCTTTAGTGGTGGTGCGGCGCTTCATACTCAGTTCTTTGACACGCGAGCGTAGGGCTAGGCGCTTATCTTCGTCGCCCCGGGAAGCTACGAGCGCCTTGTTTAAGTTGGAAATTTGTTTTTCCTCTTTGGCCTTCTGACTAAAGAGCTCGTGATACTGATCCTCCGTTTCGGTGTCGAAAAGATTGGTAAACTTACCAAAGGACCACAGCCATTTGTTGACAGTGTATAAGGGCTTGCGGGGATTGCGCGGATCGTAGATTGTCCATTCGTCCCCTTGTACGTCCTTGTTTTGGATGGCAGTTTTCACCATCAGCTTTATCTTCCAAATGGGGGCATTGACCGGAAGGCCTGACAGAGTGCACAGGACTCTAGTCATTTTTTCCGCTGCCGCTGGATCGTAGTTTTGCATGGCTTCTAATGCGTCAAGTCCGCGCATCGCCGTCTGCATGATTGGGGCGAAGCTGGGTAGAAAATTCATAATCTTTTTCGGGGACGCACCAAGGGCATGCCCGATCCCATACAGTCCGGCGGCATTAATCGCCATACGCATGGCTGCTTGGACTTCCGGTTGGTGAATGGCCGTACCCCACTGTTTAGGATCGGCTAATAGTTTGGTGACGGTGCCCGCAGTTGAGAGCACGTACTCACTGATTTTTGTGGGGTAGTTCATAAACATCATTAAGGGCGACGTAAACGGATTCGTTTGGAAAAACGTAGCCCCGGCACGGCTCATATCAATCTGTGTTTTAGCGGTTACTTTGCGGGCATACTTCCAAGCCTCGTCTTCCACATTTCCCAAGAGATCTACCCCACGGGAGGTTAAATATTTCTCCACCGCAGGGAGCTTGCCTAATCCAGCTTTATTCAGTACGTCCATTTTGGACATAATGTCTTGGTGAGCGCCAAGGTAAACGGTCGCTTTATTTAGGTACTCGGAATACTTCATAAAGTCGTATTGGTGATCCAGCACGGCTTTAGGCAACACTTTTGACCACATGGTCTGCATGTTATCCAGTACGTTGTTGCTCATGTCCTCTAAGATGCCGGATTCGCGCAGGAGATTTTTAAGGTATCCCTTTCGTTCTGCTGATCCGTAGATAGCCTCAGTGGCTAATTTGACGCCCTGGTTGTAGGCTCGATAGCCAATAAGGGTTGTTCCAAAGACAGGCCCCTGGGTGGAGTTTAAGATTCCGGATGCTAGGTTGTACGACAGGGCTCCTTGGCCAAAGAGACTTTTTACTGTGTTGGAAATAGGCACAGCTACTTTGTAGGCCGCCACTCGCTGCTTTAGAATCCCAAAATAGTATTGGGTTAAGTTTTCTGCAACGTGTCCACGGGTAGGATCGAGGGCTTTGATGCGGCTAACTTCTTCCTCCATTAAGGGCAGATACTTTTTCTCCGCCGTATGGCGTGCGGCCCACTCGATGTATTGCTCGGCGGATTTGCCGATGTCCAAGGTATACCCGGTGGCACCCGTGCGTTCGCGAAGGGCGCCCTTCTTAATATTGTGCTCCATATCTTTTAAGTTGTTAAGTCCGTCCCACCAATCTTTCTTTTTTTCCTGTTCGATTACGTGATGCAAATAAGAAGAAAGTTCACGGCCTTTTTCAAGTCCTGTCAGATCGGCTCCTTGCGCGGCAACTTTACGCCAGTTATTCAGAAGCTGCAACCCTTGTTCAGAAATGGCGCCCTCAGTAATAGCCTTGGTGAAGTCGGCCTGCGACAAGATACCGTCGGCTTGAGCGCCAAGGAGAAATCGTTCTTGTTCGGGGATTTTTGACCAGTCCCCTAGCATATTCGACAACGTTGTTTTTAGGGCGGCAGCCTCACGTTGCGCAGAGGCCATATGGGAATATAGGGTAGGCGCATAGTATTCCGGGCTACGAAACATAGCACGCCATCCACGGGCGGCCCATGGTACTCCAGGATCTTTGATTGTGGGCGCTTCCGTTAATACGTTGTGGAGAGTTTCTCCTTCTTTGATAATACTGGAAGGGTTCTCGACGATATCGGCGTTCTCGAGTAACTGATTTAACTTCTCGTATGAATTGGCAGGCTTTAAAGGAATAGCTTTCCCCGTAGAGATGTCGTACTTTAGTCCGTTGGCAATAATCTCCGTGGGCAGGGTAGAGGTTTTAGTGAAGCCCATAACGGCTTCGTGCGGCACCTCTACTTTATACGAACTTGTCGGCTCTCCGGGCAACGTGGTAGTCTTGATCGTTTTGGCATTGGCCGTCAATTCGGCGCGGGTCAGCTCAGATTTAACAATGGCGGAGCCTTCTTCTGACAAAGTGCGGGTGCGTAGGCTTTCGCGTAATACCGCCTGTTGCGCCTCTTCAGGCATAGAGGTTAATTTGTCTACGGTCTCCAATACTTTAGGAGCCTCTAAGCCTTTAAGCAGGCTGGTAAAACCTTTTTGTAAGGCCCAGTCCATCCCAAGGGAAAGGGCAAGGCGCATTCTAATCGTGTCAGGATCTCCGCCAGATGCTTGGATCAAGGCTCTGGTTTGCGGCAGGTACGCCATCTCGCCTACATAAAACTCGGTTGGCACACCGAACTTTTCCAAGAGGGAGTAAGTGTTTAACATCGGGGCGGTGCGTGCACCCATGGACGTGAGTACTTGGGCAGGGGTGGTAGTAATAGACAGGTCGTCAGGGGACATAGTTACTGCCCCAGAGTGCTTTTCGAAAATCTTGGCTGCGTTCCCCACGGCGTCCTTGATTCCAGAAACAGTATCCCGGATGATAGGTTCTTGGGTAATAGTTTCGGCAATCGGCGTAAGAACGTGTTCTCCAAAGGAGGCAGCGGACTGGGCGTAGAAACGCCCTACTGGGGAGTGCGCCCAGCTCCAAAAGGAGGCGTTGTCTTGTTCCTTTTTAACAGCTTGGGCAGCGGCTCGTAAATCCTGTCCTTGTTGTTGGACAGGTACTGTGGCATCCTCAACGGCTTGGGCGACTTCCAAGAAGGGGTTTTCTTCTTTGGATTCACCTACCGACATAAAAGGATTATCTTCTGGTGCTGCTTCCTGAATATTTTCAAACGGATTGTCTGTGGCCACAGCAATCTCCTATTGGTTAAGAAGTGATTTAACTTTTGGCACCATCGTAATCAGCTTGGCAATAATTGCTTTTCGGGCTTCAGGCTTGTTTTTGATTGCTTGCGCGGCCTGAGTAAATAATTTGGCTCCTTGACTGTCTAGCCCGGTGGCCATGACCTCGTCGGGGGTAATGACCTTGCCAAAGATGTGGCTACCAAATACCCCCGGTACGTCAATATTAGGTTGCCCTGGGGAGCCTGGTTGTGTGGAAATGGAAGGGGCCGCGGTGCCACCGGCATAAGGAACAGCCCGACCAGCCTGGGCCAGTTCGTTTTCTGTAAGTCCAAGTGCAGCGGATTTAACGGCTGACCGTAGTGTCTCTCGGGCCATGGCAGCATCGTCTGTTTGTTTTTGAATTTCTGCTTTTGTGCTACCTGATTGGGCGATCTCCTCGGATTTATATCCATGTTTAGTTTTAGCGGTTCGTTGATCCGCTTCTGCTTTGGCTTCAATAGCCTTTACTCTATTTTCTGCTTTAAGCTTTTCAATTGCTACTTTTTGCGGATCCCCTATCTGAATGGAGTCAATGGAACCTAATAGATCGGACCCTCCGCTAGCTTTAAATTTTTCCAGATTGAGGACAGGCTTCATTCCGGACAGTGTCATCGTTTGCAAAAGTTGGACGTTGGCGGTAAGAGCGCGAGTTTGAGCTTCGGCCTTTACCTGCTCCGCGTCTATCTTCATCTTGGCAATTTCTGCGTCGACTTGTCGGTTGCGCGTCTCGGCAGCTTTGGAACCAAGGAAAGCGTTTATGATATTCGACGTTTCGGCAGAGGATGAGTTTTCTCCTGTGTACGTGTTACCCATAATTAACCTCCGAAAATACTGGCAAGGATGCCCATGATATTTCCAACTCCACCTTCGTTATGGGCCCCTGCCGCTTTGGCTTGTGACTCATTTAACGAACCAAAGGCCCCCATAGCCGATGTCGCCAACGACGTGTTTTGACTCCCATATTGACCATAAGCAGCTTGGCGAAGCTGTTCAACACCGGTCAATCCTGCAACCTCTGACTGCCCTAAACCAAGGAGAGTGTTTAATCGACTGGCTTGGTATCCAGACAATGTGTCGGCATAGTTTTTAGTGTACTCAGAGCTCAGTTGAGAGACCAGGGGATTCATGATCCGAGCTTCTTGAGTACCTCCGATAAAGCCGGTCGACGCTGATTTGGATCTGACAGAGTTTAGGATTTGGTCCAAGGATGTTTTATACACTCCGGTTTGCCCTGCCAGTTGAGATTGAACTGCTGAACCGTACTGATCCAAGGAGGTAGTGGCGTCCCTTCGATTGTTAAACATCATACTATCGAGTTTAGAAGAGAATCCCCCGATGGCGTTCATTCGGTCCGAATAAGATGCCTCGTTAGCAGATCTGGCCGAATTATAGTTTGATTTTAACCAATCCATATTAGCAGAGATTCCGGCTTTGGTTTCTGCTGCTGCTTTCTTTGCTCCTGACCCACTTATCCAACTATACAGGTTATTAACCAAGCTACTTTCCTCTGTAGGATCGGCGAGAATTCCGCGAATTCCCCCAGAGGTATCCTTAGCTCCGTTCCACCAATCGGTAAACTGTGACATACGCCCTCCTTAAAATTCCATACCAGGTTCGAAAAATAAGTACATAGCCGTAATACTGAACGGTTCGGAAATTGCACTACACTCTAATTTAACTTTGATGCGGCTGGCCTCTTTGGCCAATCGATAAGAGGAATATTTTAAAAGTGTTGTTACTCCTTGTGTGTCTTCCGCTGGAAAAGTTACTATATCCCCGTCATCGTACTCCACCGTTACCACCAAACTGACCGAGGTGGAGGTAGGGTGATACTCAATTACTAAACGCTGATACGTGGTTTTTTGATGATCTGGATCAGGGTCCCACCAGCCGGTGGTAATACTGGCCTCCGCATAAGGATTTCCGACATTTTCGGCCAGCTTATTCAGTTGATAAAAATTTGATTGCTGAATCACAGGGGATTCTAATCCCTGGAAAATGGTACTTATTCCTCCTGTACTTGGCGTGTATTGGGTGCGCCAAAACTGATGCATAAAGTTGTATACTAATACACGAGCGGGGGCGTAGTTGATGTACAGCTCCCGATCTTTACTGTCGTATGCCAAGGATAGGCTGGTTGCCACACGTACTAAATCAGCCTCACGAAGTACGGCGGTCATATCAAACATTTCTTCCCAAGCTCCGGTATACACAAATATGTGGTGACCGGATAAAATAAATAGGGCATTTTCGCCTAAAGCAAATCCACGAGGATTAGAAATTCCATTGTTGGGAGATATGACGGCTAGGGTGCCATCCCCGGGGATACCAGTAAACGCTTTAATTTTAGTGGTAAATCCAATAACCAGCCAGTCTTTATAAATAGTTACTCCTGTAATAGTTTCCCCCAACCCTAGATAGTCTGTCCCCCCTGACGTGAAATTATTTACCGTGCCAGGTAAGGAGTATGTAAATTCAGAGGGGTCGCTGGTACTATTAAGAAAACAAAGCGTATTGTTGTAGACAATAACAAATTGATACTGGGACCACGGACTAAGTGTTGAGATTCGGTATGTCAATCCGTCCACTAAATTTAAGTAGCTATAGTAATGGGTGGAGATAACTGTGGCTGTGTAAGGCAGTTCCTGATTGGTAATAATATTGTATCCAAGGCAAGTGGCACTTAAAGGAGCGTACGCCCCTGTGTCGATATCGGGGGTAGTTAACATAAAAGGCACGCACGATACTGCTCCTGGTGCTGAAAATGCCAGCACTTTTCCAACTCGGATAATATTTGTTTGGGGCGCAATTACACACCATGTTGTAGTACCTTTAGTAGAAGAAATTACAGACGATGATGCACAAAATCGAATCTCTCTAATAGTATTCTTACCTGAGACTCTTTCGGATATGACCTGACAACCTGTGGCATAGCCGTCTGCTGTAAAGCTTAAACCAGTAGTGGCAGCATTAGAGCCTGTCGAGAGGGGATGAGGAAGAACAATCGATTGGTAGTCATCCACAGCCCCTTGAGCGGTACCAATATAAGTTGGAAAATACGGAGCGTTGGAACCAGCGTAACCGGTGGCATAGTCCGTCCATGTACTACCCCCGTCACCTGACACATACACGTTGCCGGATGCATTGGTATCGTCTCCAACCAGGCCGCTGGCTGCAATCGCCCCGTTGGAAATAAACCCTATCCACGGATTTGTAACATCGACAGACGGTGTTACTAAAAACCTGTACCACTGATACTCCGAATCAGTTCCGGTTGGTATAACTGTGGCGATGGTACCGGTTACGTTTTGGTAGGGCGTGTCGTTAGGTACCGATCCTGTGCTGGAATAGATGCGGGCTTCAAAAGTATAGGCCGCGCTTTTCTTCATGTATGCAAAAAACGTAATCAGGGTGTTGGCCGGAATAACCAAGGAGGTGCTGTTGCATCGCTGCAAAATAATATTCTGCGTAATAGGATTGGTTATGATATTCCAACCACCATTACCGGAGTACAAGTCAATAGCGGTAGGAATAGCCCAAGTACGCGCCAAGGGGGCTTGTATTGTGGTGAGTACGTTGTTGTCGGAGGTAGCGTTGTAGAGTTGCGAAAACTCGTTCGGCTTAAGGACTACCGGATCATCGTGGTTGTTTTGCCCCTTAAAATCATCAATCTTGATGCTGGCCATTATCGTCCCGCCCCTCTGTAGACTCGCACACGACGGATGCCTCGTTGTGGAGTTAGATACCGTGCTTTCATAGCACTGGTCAAATCTTTTATTTCTCGCAAAGCGGTTGTATACACATCTGCGAATTGACGCTTATCTTTTAGGGCTGTCAGCAGGGCCAGCTTGGTAATGAGAATATGAAACTGTGGCGCCAAGCTGGGAACATCGGTTGACGCAGATAAGTTTCCGGTGACCGTAGCCCCGGTCGAATCATTGTGAATGATATGCTTAAAATAATAATAGTTTAAAACCTGGCCATCTCCGTCTAAAGCGGTAGGCTCCGGGGAGACAACTAAAACGCTGTTTCCGTTTTGGGATCGGATATCCGCGACACGGTCTGGATTGCCGGTGGCCGCATGATCTTTTTCTTCTGACCAGATCTCCCCTTGAGACTTATCCGTGTGGAGTGATTCCTTGGTCGTAGTGTTCTGAATGTAGCGAACTAAATCGACGTCATCTGCCAAGGGATATTGAGTAACTCCGGCTGATACGGTGACCGATCCTACGGCTTTTCGAAATTCCCAAAACTGCGAATACCATAAAAGACTATAAGCGTCCTTTAGGTAGCGGTACCTTTGGGTTTGGGATAAAGTGGTGTCGCGAATGGAATCGGAAAATCGCGTGTCCAGTTCTGCCAAGGATAAACTTTCAGGGGGATTAGCCATTATCAGCCTCTATTCTGGTATAAACCATGTCGGCAGTGACGCCGTATCAGTCAGGGTTTGGGCCCATTCTGCTGCCGCTAAATCTAAGCGTCTATTCTTCTTGGCCCACTCGTAGGCAGCCCCGCCTATCTTAGCACGAAGCAGGGGATCTTCGATGAGCCGATTTAAATACTTAATCCAGTCTTGGGTCGAATCCACCAAGAATCCGGTTTCCCCGTGGATAATCGATTCTGAGTATGGGGGGATATTTGATGCAATCACTGGAACCTTGCACGCCGCGTACTCGGTGAATTTCAAGTCCGATTTGCAAATATTAAACTCATCTTTGTGCAGGGGGCAAATCCCAATGTCGGGGCGTAGAACCTGCGAGCGGTACGGGTGCGCATCATAACTGATAAACTCGTGCAAAATCAGTTTACTTTCTGGCATATTTTTGGTAAAAGGTGTCATCACATCTTGAACCGTGAATAGCTCCAATTTGGCCCGCACATTGTTACGAAGAACATACTTGATAGCCGGATCACATTCGGCCCAATCCATTAAATGTGTATTGCCTCCCTGCCAGCCAATGTAGACGTGCTCGAGGGGGCGGCGGCCAACGTGGGATTGATCCCACAACGACCAATCCAAGGTGTTGGGATTGACGAAGATGTTTTTGTTGTACCGAGACATCCGCTCCGCGAGGATAGAGGTGGTTACCACCACGGCATCTGATTCGGCTAAAATTGTTTCGGCCAACCTGCGGCGGGATAAATTCACATCCATGCGGGGGCGCACCAAGGTATCGCCATACAAGATGGGGTCGATGGCAAAAGCGTCGACGCAGGGATTCCAAGGTTGGACATCAAAAATATTGTCATCCAGCTCTACAATCAATTTGATCTTTGGATTCATTCCGCGAGCGTTAACCAACTCCCATAAGAAGAGATGGGAGAGTCGGATCTGAAACCACACAATATCAAATTCAGCCATTTTCGCTCCAAGCGCGGCAAGATCTTTGGAATTTTGTGTGGTCAACATAAGCAGCTCGGATTCAGGGGCAATAAGTCCTTGTTTTTTTAGCTCTCCAAAAGGAGAGATGATGCGCAATTTTCCGACGGCTTTGTCGTCTGCTGGAATGGCTAATACCTTAGGCTTCATAGCAACCCCCGTTAATGTTTAAGTTTTTGCCGTGTAAATATTTAACCGTGGTTATGTACTTTGTGGGGTACGCTAAAAAACCGGCTTCCCAAATACGATAAAAAAACTCGGCATCTCCAAACTGGCGAACGCGTTCGTCGTTTGACCAGCCTCCGGCTTTCTCAAAAACTTCTCGCGTGTGCATTACTGCAATATGGTCGGCGGATGCAAACAGGCAGCGTCGGATAATACTTGCCGGAAGCATGTGCGACATGGTTTCGCCTTGACCCATATCTTCCATTACAACTTGACCAGAGTAAACCACGGAGGCATCTTTAACTTTTTCAAACACACCAAGGCAGCGTTGTAGGTGAGTATTTTTCCACTTGTCGTCATCTACCAAATAAGCGATATATTTTCCCGTGGTGAAAGGGAACGTTTCGTTTATTTTGGTAGCGTACGGGGCGGAGTTTGTATTCTCCTCTTCCGTCAGGCACGGGAAATCTTTCAAATGAACGCGCGGATCCTTTTCTGCCAAGGCGGAGATCTTTTTAACGATCTCATCTTTTTTTTCTTGATTGGATGAAAAGTCAGCAACCCAGAGTTCCCAATCGGTAAACGTCTGAGCCAGCACACTGTTAATGGCGCGATCAATCATGTGGGGGCGATTGAAGCTTACTAAAATGATGCTCACTGTTGGCATACTAGCTCCTATGCGTCTGGATTAGCTACACGATAATGCGGATTCTTTTGCATAAATTCAACCAACAACCGTGGGTTGTTTTGCCAATTGGCCCCGTGCAATTTCTCCATCTCGATCATAACGGAGAGGGGGTAGGTGCCGAGTACTTTGAATCCATGCTCCTGGGATACCCCTGTTGGGTTATCTTTTTCATACTTTTTTCGGATAAGTCTGATCCGGTGCAATTCGTGTGCGGTTGGCTGATATTTCATTGCTCCCTCGAAGGAGTAGCGGGGGCTCTCTCGAACCCCCGCCAATTTATCCTGTCTCGCTTAGTACGTGCTGACGATACCTGTCATAATGGCATTCGCTTTTTCACGCAGGTACTCAATGGTCAATTCCGTGACCCAGTAAGCAGTGCGTGCATCTTTGGTGATTGCCAAGGGAATCATCTTAATGGCGCGTTTCCAGGCCAAGGCCCAGTAGTTCATATTCAGGATGGCCAGCTTGCCGGTCGCTGACAACATGGTGTCCGGAATAATCGTGATATTCCCAAAGTTGGTGATAATCAACGTCACCAAACGATTGTGCTCTTTGGTCGTTTCGGTCACATATTGAGTCTTACCGAGGCCGGTAAAGCTCAAGATGTTGTTCACGCTGCCCGAGTTTGCGAAGCACTTCAGATTGGTGGAGACTTCGCCGGTCTGATCGAAGATCGACTTAATCATCGCCAAGATTTCGCTTTCCACAAATACGGACGTGGTGGCCGCCGGTTTGGAAAGGTTCGTGGTAACGGAGCTGAAGATACCGCTGAACTTCGCTGCCGCCGAACCGTCTCCCGTGACCGCCCCGGTATTGTTAATCAAGGCGTAGTTGATATCGCGGTGCATTGCCTTCAGATAGGCCTGGCTCTGAAACTCCAGTTCGTTGGCAACACCGGCAATATCCAAACCTTCGAGGACACTATTGGTGACCTCAAAAGCACGGGTGAAAATCTGCGTGGAATTGCTCCGACGCGAACGGACGATACCGGAGGGGGAGGGAGTAAAACCGTCCAACTGCGCATTAGCCGCAGGAGACGGCAATGCCCAGTCCTGCCACTCGTGCAACTTATTCGTGGCATTGGTTTGCATGGTGAAATTACCAAAAATAGTAGCTGTTTCATCACCAGATTGAATCAGCTTACTGGTTAAATCCTCACGAGCGCCAATTACTGTATAAGCACCAATGTTAGCCATTGTACAAACTCCTCGTTATTTAAAAAGGTCAGGAAATGAATTTATCAATTCCTGTCGTACGGGTGATATTTTTTCCCCTGCTGTTTTTGCAGGCGTGGAGGAAAACCCTCCTTGACTGGCGAGGGCCGCAGCCTGCCCACCAGCCACTGCATCCGCTACAGCTTTTTGGCCCATGGCAGGGACAAGAGCCGCCAGTTCGTATAGCGTATGCATAATTGAATACGGATCGAATCCCATCTTGGCAATATCCGCAATGTTTTTCACGTCCGGGAACATCTGCTTTGCCAAAGCAGCTATTTTATCCGCACGCGCTTGCATTTCTGGATGCGCCTTGAAAAATGCGATATCCCGTTCTTCAATCTGTCGCGCCTGTTCTAATTCTTGGTTTTTTTGTTCCAATGCATGAGTTACTTTTTCTGCTTTGGCCAAACGCGCATCCATACGGATGGTTTTAGCCTCCAGGGCAACCTCTGCATCTGATAGGATTGCTCCTTGTTCTACCGCCTTACGACGAATGGCGGCTTCCAGATCGGCGTCCGACGCTTTAATGACTGCGTCGTAATCGATCTCAGCTACTGGGGGAGTAGCAGGGGCCTGAGATTTTGTCGCCAGTTCGGCCAACTTCTGTTCGTACTCAGCCGTTTTCTTGCGCAATTCACCAAGCTCGTTGGACTGACGCCCCAAAACAGACTTAAGATTGGTTAACTCCTTCTCGGTTG